GTCATAAAGACAAGGCAAAGTAAGGAATTAAATGAAAGAAAAGAATTCCAAAAAAAATCAGTTAAAAAGAGAAATGAAATTTCAAAAGCGAAATACGTTCAGAAAAAATATAAATCAAATAACGATTAAAGATTCTCATTCAAACTTTTAAGTTTGAAATAAGTTAGCTTATCGTATTTTTCTGAAATTACTTTATTCAGAGTTTCATCAATTCTTGATTGAGTTGATTTATCCTCATTATTGTTTTTCATTTCAGTTAATTTGTTTACAACACTTTCTTTAACTTCATCAAATTTTTGATTTAAAGTAACATCGTCTTCAGATAAAAGTTTTGTTAATTCTTTTTTATCTGATTCGGTTAATGAATCAATGAAATTTGTGATTGTTTTATTTGCAACATTCACCATAGAACTTAATGAAATCTGAACAGTTTCAGCTTTCATAACAGGTGATTTTTTAAGAGACTCGGATATAAGTTTTTTACTTGTTATTCTTGATTCGATTGTTAATACATCTCTTGAGAATAAATTGTCAATATTATCATATTGATTCTCAACCTTAGAATTTTTAATCCAAGACTTTAATGGGGTAATATCAGACTCTTGTATTTTATTGACAGTATTTTCATAAATGGTAATACACTCATTAACATAGTCATTAACGATAGATTCCGATAATCCTTTGTTAGAAGATAAATCGTCATACAAATAGAAAAGTTTACATACCTTTTTATTTTCCAAAACTAACTTTTTAAAGTTTTTGAATTCTTGTTTAAATGTGTTGTTTTTATATGATTCTAATAACACATCTTCTATCTTTGATTTAATTATTCCAAAATTTGTCATCTCTTTTTTATTTATAAATATCAATCTTTTAGAAGTTTGTTTAATTCTTTCTCCATTTCACCTAAAGAATTTCTTGCCTTAGATAAATCAATGAATGAATCTGACTCTGTTAAGTTATCACTTTCTAATAAAATTGATAAATTATCACGTTTAAATGATTCAGGAGTTATTTCCGCTTCTCCACCTGGTTCAGGACCTGGCGGTGGTGGGATTGGTGCTCCTCCACCCATTTCTTCAGGGGCTCCTAATCCTCCTCCACCTGATTCTCCTCCTGGAGGTGGTGGTGGGGTTGCTCCCGCAGTTTGTGTTGCACCTGATTTAACACCATATAACTTATCGATATTATCAAATACACCTGTATGGTTAATAATAGTTGCGGTATTAGTTAATTCAGCACCAACGGCCTTTTCAACACGTTGTTGTTGTAAGTCTAATTTAATTTCTTCATCTGAGAAACCTAATACGTGTTTCTTAGCCCAAGTAACTGATACAGGAGCGATACCCTCGATAGGTGTAACCGCGTCTTTATATAATAAAACTTTTTCTTTCCAAACATCAATTTTTAATAAATCTGCTTGTGTTGATGGATTAGTTAACCCTAATGTAAAGTTCGATAACTCATCTTCAAAACCTAATAAGAATAAATGGATAATAGCCACTTTATTCATCTCCGCAATCATAGATTTTTGAATTCTGTTGATTGTTCTTGCAAAACGAATATCTTGTAATGATAAGTTTTTACCATCACCAACAACTTCCTCAAATCCTAAAAACGCTTTAGGAACCCTAAGAGCCGTTAATAATTTCTTTTGGATATATTCGATATCTGCAATCTCCGCTAAGTTCTGAGCTCCTGGTAAGGTCTCAATTGGTGATGCTTGTGCTGGGTCACGTACAGGAATAAAATAATCTTGGTCAACCGCCATTTGGTTAAATCTCATATCGACATTACCTGATTGACTATCAACAACCTGACTACGTTTAAATTTGTTTGCAACACGTTGTACATATGGTTCAACGTCTTTATCATCCATGTTACCAACAAAGACTTTAAATACACGTCTTTCGGGTGCTCTTGAGGTACGATAAATTAACATCGCATCTTCCGATAATAATAATTGTTTCCAAATACGTCTAGCTTTTTCCAACATAGAAGTACCATAAGGTAATTTTCTATCATCACCTAATAATCTAAAGTGAGCAATTTCCCATGAATTAAACTCCATGTCTTTCGCTTTCCATTTAAAACGTAATCCTTTGTTTTCTGCAGGTTCTTCAACATTTGCAGATTTTGCTGCCATACCTCTCTCAAGACGTTCAATCTCAATATTTGGTAATTGCATACAACCAACAATACCTTTCTCAGCATCTAATTTTAAATAAACAAAATTATCACCATATTTTGCGGTGTTTCTTGTCCACATAGGTAAATTAGTATTGATGTCTAACACATTATTAAATAAATCAATTAAGATTGATTTAATACGTTTAGATTCAGAATAGATTTGTAACATGTAACCATTTTGGTCAACAGTTGTTGATTCTTCACCGTAGATATCTAATGCGGCAGAAATTTCAGGAGTGTACTCCATTGATTCGTAATCATAGAATGATGCTAATCTTGTTGGTTCGTAATAAACCGCTTGAGTGTATAAATTACTCTCAATTTTTGTCCATTGATTGGCTAAGTAATACGTTTGTTGAGCTTGTAATTTTTCTCTTTCGTATTCCTGTTTTGATGTTGTTTTTAATAACTCAGTCTTGTCTAACTTATATGTTGGATAATCTTGATTTAACAGGGCGTTAGGACCGAAGGCTTGAGATAACCTTTGCCAAACTGTAAATTGATTATTTTGATTGTTTTCCATGTAATAAATTTAATTCTAATTATCTATAATTAAATAGTTAATTTTGTTTACCTTTTTTTCCGTTAGGGTCACCTTTTTGTTGGTTTATTTTATTATCACCACCAGGTTTAACATTACTAATACCCTGACCAGGTACGTTTAATTTACTACCATTAAGTTTGTTGCCCGATTTTTTTCTAGAAGTTAGTCCCATGTGATACTTTATTAATAAATATTATCTAACACCAAATAACCAACCGTACTTTTGATAATCTTCTTTAGACATGTTCTGACTGTTATATTGATTAATTCTTTCAGACATGTGTGGTATAACAGGATTAAATTCTAAATTTTTTGCAACTTGGTCATTATTACTAACCGCCCAAGACTCAATCATTGCCTTAGTATGTTCTGCAACTTTAGTCAAATTACTAAATGAAGACTCCGCAACGTAAGTTGCCATAGCCACCGACATAATTAAGTCATCATGATGTCCTTTTTGGTGGTCAGGACGACCATTAATATAAATGAACGTATTCATTTCATTGAAAAGTCTTGAGCTATAGATTCTGAACCCATGTCTCATTCCCTCTTCAAACGACGCAATAATTTGTACCCTTTTATTGTTAAAGTTAATCCCTGGTATTTTCTCATGTGCCTTAGCGTCGTACTTCCACTTATTTGCGGTATCTACACCATCAACATATAGGTCTTTATAACCCATTTCCTGTAATTTTCTAGAAGTAGAAACTCCCATACCACCTGTAATATCAATTACAATAAAACATGAATACATGTTGGCCCATTTATAACAAATTTCTGCCATAGTATCGGGAGGTAATTTACCAACGTATTCGGCAACCTGTTCTCTTTCGTCAAAATCAATAATTTGGAATGAACTAAAATCCTCACTGTCTCCACGAGAAACGTCGACACCCATAATGTATTTGTGACCAACAACTGGTTCCTTCCAAATCCACAAAGCGTTACCCATCATTTTATTCTTGGGTTCCGTAATAGAATTTTCTCTGATAGTTTGTAACATTCTAGAATCAAATACGTTATCCCCTGAACCTAAGAAGTTACATTCCAACTCCTGAGATACTTTACGTTTATCGTATTTTAATTTCTTAACCATCGCCTCAAACCAAGAAGAACAAGGTTTATATCCTTGGTCCATTAATTCTCTCAGTTCTTTATAGTCTCTCTCGTATGCGGGTATATGTGACCAACTAAGTATATCCTTTTCACTATACTCCTCTTTATTCAAGAGATAGTGAATCATATCTTCGGTCTTAACCAAATATAAATCTTTTGTGTAACGAGGGTCACGATACCAATACATTTCAGAAATCTTGAAGTCGTTCATGTTTCTCAATGCTTGGTCATATATCTCATAGTAAATTGGGTCATAACCATTTGGGGTTGATACCACAATTACTTTACCCCCTGTAGATAGGGACGCCATACAAGCCGCCCAAAAATCACTGTCAGCCTCGATAAACGCAGCCTCATCAAATACAAGGATTGTTGGGGTAAATCCACGAAGTGCATCCTTAGAGGTTGCAACGGCTTTAACTTCACTACCATTATTTAATTTGTAATGTTTTTGTGAGTTTTTTTCCGCGGCAAAATCAATTCCAACCCAACTTGGCCATTGACTAACAAAAGTTCTAATCTTGTTTGCCATCTCTAATGACGTATCAAGTTTATTGGCAATTATAAGGATTTTTTCGGGTTTGTTCTTCTTAGCAAAAGAAAGTTTCATCGAAGCCCAAGCGGCGGTAACAGTAGATACACCCGCTTGTCGATATTTTAAGGCAATATTTTCGTTGTAATTTTCGTAATCTTCAAGTAAAGATACTTGGTCAGGAAATAATTCTAACGGTACGTATTTAGAAACTGTATTGTCGTATGTTTGTAAGTAAGTTCTTAACGCATATTGTACGTCCTTATGACATTTTACGTACTCTATTAGTACCTGTTCTCTGGTTAAATTTGACATGTTTCATTATTTTGGTCTTGATATACCTAAACCACTTAAGAAATCATCAAATCCATCATCGTCATCTTCTTCATCACCACCACTTAACGCCTCTTCAGCGTCATATTGTTTCAGTTCAGTAACGATTTCATTAACCATTGTCTGAATAAATTGAGCTCCTTTTGGGTTACCTGAAAGTATAAGTTTAGCAACTTTGAAAAATTCTTCAGCATCTAACTTAGAAAATCTCATGAATAAATAATGTTGGATGTGTTTCATATCCTCATCAAACAATTCCATAGGGTAAGCTTCTACGAATTTTTCCCAAAAAATTGGTCCTAAACGAGAATCCCAAATCTCAGCAGGTAAAGTATCCTCAGCCTTCATAATCATTTCTTGTTGTCTTGGGTCATCAGGTAAACCGTGAGTACCAAATATTTCGTAAATACCTTTAACTAATTCATGAACTAAAAGTGGGAACGTCATCGCTCTTGCTTTTACTGTTGGTGGGTCAGTTTCGGTATCAACTTCTGATTGTCCCATTTGACCACCTCCACCGCCAGCCATTCCTTCCATATCAGGGAATAACCAATATGCGTGTTCCATTAAAGATTGTGATACGGTATATAAATTCATTAATCTTGGGTCAACATCATTAAGTTCTCTTGAAACTAAGTTAAACATGTGTCCACCTTTAAACGCCGCTCCTTGGATAAGTGAGTTAATAAATCGTCTTTTAGCTCTTTCTAAATCAAATGTTTCCGCATCTCCCATGAACTCTTCAATTTCCTCTTCACTCGGTAATTCAGGTTCTTCTTGCATTCCTTGAGACGCCCCCATTGGTTGCATAACCAATTTAGCGTCAAACTGCATCGCTCCTTCAGGAATACCCATCTCTTTAACAACTAAATCAACCGCAAGTTGTTCTAAAACTTCTTTGTTTTGCATTTGAATCGACACAACAGTTTGTAACGATTGCATTGCAGTCATCATTAAATTCATTAATGGATTTCCACCTTGGATTGCTCTTGTGTCACCCATGGCTCTTCTAACTTTATCCACAGAATCTTTAAATCTTTTAGATGAGATTAATTCAATATAATCCTCATCCATGT